GCGATGTGCGGCCCACCGACGCCTTTCTGAAGACCTTCGTCAAGTGCGAAAAGATTTGCTTCGCGACGAAACCCGATCCTGCCCCTCGGTTGATTCAACCCCGATCAACCAGGTACAATATGGCTGTTGGTGTATTCCTCAAGCCTTTGGAACACGTCATATACTCAAACCTAGATAAGGTTTTCGGATACCGCGCTGTCATGAAGGGCCTCAATGCTGAAGAGCAGGGGGCCGCGATACGAGCTTCTTGGGAGGCAGTGGTGGACCCTGTGGCTGTGGACTTGGATGCTTCAAGGTGGGACCGACATGTATCAGATGTCGCCCTCCATTGGGAGCATGATAGGTACCTCAAGTATTACCACGGGCGTCCCCACGACCGCCTCAAAATGTTGCTATCATGGCAGTATACAAACCATTGCCGCGCCTACCTCCCTGACGGATTTGTCAAGTGGTCGATGCGCGGGCGTAGAGCCAGTGGAGACATGAACACCGCCGTTGGGAACGTGGTGCTCATGTGTTCGCTGGTGTACTCCTGGTGTGCCCACGCGGGCATAACAGGCTACCGCCTCGTCAACAACGGCGACGATTCTGTCCTCATCATTTCCAGGTCCCAGCTTCCTCGAATGGCAACATTAGGAGCTTGGTTTACGACCATGGGTTTTAAAATGAAGGTGGGCGATATCGTTGATCAGTGTGAGCAGATTAAGTTTTGCCAAACACAGCCGGTGTTTGACGGCACAAGATGGGTTATGTGTCGGGACCCGAAAACCGTCCTCCAAAAGGACGCCCATTCCATCTCCCCGCTCGAGGCGGAGAAGACTCTCCGTGGTTGGATTGGATCCGTTGGTCAGTGCGGACTCTCACTGGCTGGTAATTTGCCCGTTTTCAATGAGTACTACTCTTGGATGGTGCGTCATGGTGTCGCTGATCACGGCATCGCCAATGACCCATCTATGGAGACCGGCATGCGCATGTTATCACATGGCATGCACGCCAAGTACGCCGAGCCTTCTGAGGAAGCTCGAGTGTCGTTCTGGCGTGCCTTCGGAATCGATGGCACGGACCAGCGCTTCATTGAAAACCATTACCGAGGACTGACGTTAAATGCGACAGCACACGTGCTTCTCCCCGCGGGAACGAGACCTGAATCAATAAGGTACCGCGAGACTGGAGCATGTGGGACCCGCTTAGTTCGGTGAGAAACCGGCCGACCTGTAGAGGTCGTTAAAGATACTGCGGGGTCTCACTATTAACTGGCCAAAACGGATTAGTACGTACTAAGTCACGACGTGACGGAATGTCGAGAGACTGGACGGCCAGAGGTTTAATATAGCAGGGCAACACAAAAGAGCCGAGCGACGACCCACTTCGCCAAATGGATATCACTTCGGGAGCTAATGCGTTATCAGACTGAAATCTAGAGAAAGTAAGCATGTTGTTAGCTCACGTTGTTGGTATCCAACTACGTTGTGGGAGAAATCGCACTCGCCTTTGAGTATGTGCCCCCTTTAGTGGGATGAACAGTCCACCTGTGCTGGTGCAGCCCGTGAAAGCACGCAGAAAACGAAACATGCCAAAAGGCCTCAAGAAAATCACTTTGCAAGCTCTGAA